TAGTCTCCACGTTCGCCGACCTACAGGACGGCAAGCACCTGTATAAACCGGGGGACACGTTCCCCCGGCAGGGCTTGACCGTGGACGCGGCGAGAATCGCCCAGCTTGCGTCATGCGACAACGCAACTGGCAAGGCGCTCATAGACGCCGTAGAACCGCCCGTAGAGCCGGGGAACAGTGAACCTAAGGAAACACCCACGGAACAGCTCAAATCAGCTCAGAGGGGCCGCAGAAACCGCAAGAAGGAGTGATAGACATGATCGAGCAGATTTGCGCGTTCATTCACAACTTTTTTGTGGCGCATACCTACACCGGGACGTTCACCATTTCCGGCGGTGCGCTTACCGTGGATGGACTGGTCGAGGGCCAGTACATCTACATCAAGGGTAGCCGCTTCAACGATGGTGTATGCCAATACGGTGTGGACGAACTGCAGGATGAAACCTTCGAGGGCGAGGTCTGGGATATGCGACCGCCCAGGGCGTTTGTCAATCTGGCGGGTGAGATCGAAAACTGGGTCACCAAGTATGGCGACACAGTCTCAGGGCCGTACCAGTCCGAGAGTTTCGGCGGGTACACCTACAGCCTTAAAACTGGCACCAACGCCAGCGGAGGGCAGGATAGCAACGCCGGAAGCTGGCAAGGTGTGTTCAGATCACAGCTGAACCAATGGAGGAAACTGGCATGAGCTTGATCGATACGATGAAAACGCCGTGCACGATGATTGACAAGCGCACAATTCCCGATGGCATGGGGGGAACCACCACGGCATGGGTGGACGGCGCGACATTCGACGCAGCGATCATCAAGGATTCCTCCATGCAAGCCCGGACGGCAGAAAAGCTGGGCGTGACCGAGGTGTACACCGTCACCACGGGAAAGAACGTCCAGCTGGACTACCATGATGTGTTCCGGCGCGAATCCGATGGCGCGATCTTCCGGGTGACATCCAACATCACCGACAGTAAAACGCCCAGGGTGGCGACATTCCAGTTCGGACAGGTGACCGCAGAAAAGTGGGTGCTGCCGTCATGACGAACACAGCCAAGGCGCTATACCAGTTTTTCTCTGGGTTCGATCTTCCTGCCTACGTGGAATACAGCATCCCCGACGATGCACCGTTGCCGTACATCTCATACCAGCTCATAGAGCCGGACTGGGACGATGTCGGCACTTTTTATGCCCGTGTGTGGTATAGATCGACCTCCTATACAGCCATCAATGCCAAGGTGGACGAGATACGCGCCGCCATTGGCGAGTGCATTTCTATCCCCACAAGCGGCGGTGCGGTATATCTGACCAAAGGTACACCCTTCGTGCAGTATATGCCGATGGAGGGCGACGATACGCTCAAGGTGGCATATATCAACTTCAACATTCACGCAATAACGACATAAGAGGTGAGAGCAATGAGTGAGTTTACCCAGGTACGAGCAACCGCGTTTGAGGAAATCCAGATGAACGCGGGTATCGTGCTGGATGAATTTAATCCCGATACTGGCGTAAAGGGAAACATCATCGGCGTCACCAGTGGCGGCCTGTCCTTCAACTCCAACCCGGAGTATGAGGATTTTGGCGAGGATATGGACAATGTTCCCGCTAATACGTGGCAGCTGAAGCGTGTGCGCTCCTATGACCCGGCGCTGAGCGGCAACTGGGTCACCATCACGGCAGCGGAGGCCAAGCGCATGAACGGCGCTGGTACGCTGTCCGGCAGCAAGATCACTCCCAGCCATGAGTTGAAGGAGAGCGACTTCGACGATATCTGGGTTGTGGGCGACTACAGCGACAAGAATAATGGTGCCGACAAGGCTGGCTTTGTGGCGATCCACATTATGAATGCGCTGAACACTGGCGGTATGCAGTGGCAGACCACCAAGGATGGCAAGGGTCAGTTCGCGTTCGACTATCATGGCCATTACGACATGACGGACATCGACACCGTGCCCTACGAGATTTACGTCAAGGCTGGCACCACCTGACGCACGACAAGCGGCTTGTAACGCGGGATAGTATCTGACATGGGTTTATACCCAGCCAGTGCGAAAACGCGCTACAGGCCGCATTTTGACGATTATAGGAGGTTCTACATGAAAACACTGGCAACGTGCAGCGACGTGGAGTTCCTGCGCCAGACCAACCGCATCCGCAAGTACGCGGAAAAGTGGCTGAAGGACACTGGCATCTTCGACATTCGCACCCGCAAGCTGGCAGACCCGCCAGAGGACATGAGCGAGGACGAAAAGAAACAGTGGTATCGCGCCAAGGCCAAGGAACGGCTCAACGATATGCTGGACGCGGCGCTGGACACCCACGCGGAGCAGACAGTCGGGATGCTTCGGCTGCTTTGCTTCATGGAACCCGATGACAGCGAGGGCGTGAAAATGCCGCAGATTTTGGGCGCAGCTGCCCAGATGATGAACGATGGGAACGTCCTCGATTTTTTTACTTCATTGGGGCGTTTGGGGCTGATGAATATGGAAACGCCCTCAGAAGCATAAGATTAGACTTGCTGGCCGCACTGGGCCGGGATTACATCATCCAGCACGTACACGGCTATATGGCTGATAAGCTCGATGAACGGCGATATCGCGCATACGTGACGGACGCGATGATGGCGATAGCGGAGAACACAGCGCGGTTCAATGGCGGGTCGCAGATGAGCGGACGCTGGGTCGATCAGTATAAGCCCGTAGACAATCGCAGCGCGGAAGATATCATCCAGGACATTGTGACAAATGCCGGGTTGAAATAAGGTGGTGAACTCATGGATTTATTCGTACTGAAAGCAACGCTGGGGCTTGATACAAGCGAGTACGATGAGGGCCTGGACAGGGCCGGGAAAAAGGCAAGCGTATTCGGCGACGTACTCAAGGCCAACCTTGTCAGCAAGGGCATCGAGGTCGCGGTCAAGGGCATGGCGAAGCTGGGCAAGGCAACCGTGGACATGGTGTCCCAGTCCGTGAACGCCTACGCGGATTATGAGCAGCTGGTCGGCGGCGTTGAAACCCTTTTCAAGGGTGCAGCGGATAAGGTGAAGCAGTACGCCCAGGACGCCTACATCAACGCGGGTCTTTCTGCGAATGAGTACATGGAAACCGTCACCTCCTTCTCCGCATCGCTCATTCAGTCCCTGGGCGGTAATACGTCAAAGGCTGCTGAAATGGCGAACATGGCGATCGAGGATATGTCGGACAACGCCAATAAAATGGGCAGCGACATGGCGTCCATCCAAGTCGCATACGCAGGATTTGCCAAGCAGAACTACACGATGCTGGACAACTTGAAGCTGGGCTATGGTGGTACCAAGTCCGAGATGGACAGGCTGATCAAGGACGCCATGAGGCTGGACAAGACCTTTAAGGTCGCCACCAAAACCACAGGCAAGGGCAAAAAGGCGAACAAGGAACTCGCCTACAGCTACGCCGACATCGTACAGGCAATTCACATTGTTCAAAATGAGATGGGTATAACCGGAACCACAGCGAAGGAAGCCGAAAAAACCATCTCCGGCTCTTTGAACATGATGAAGGCCGCATGGCAGAATCTTCTGACGGGTCTCGGTGAGGGCAGCGACGAAAAGGTCGATATGCTCGTGGAGCAGCTGATATACAGCGCAGAAAAGGTGCTGGATAATATGCTGCCAGTCATAGAGAATGTCCTCTATGGCATCGTGACGATGATCGAGGGCCTCGCACCCGTCATCGCCGATAAGCTCCCCGCATTTGTGGAGCGCATTTTGCCGCCACTGACAAAGGCAACAGCAACCTTGGCCAAAGCGTTCACCAAGGCGCTGATCCAGAATATGCCCGTCATCATTAAATGTGCGAAAGACATACTCAAAGAAGTATTTAAGGCAATCCAAGAGGAAGCCCCTGGTCTTCTGCCGATCATTCTGGGTGTTGGCGGCGTAAAGGCTGTGAGCGTTGGCACAAAGGCTGCGTCTGGAATAAAAAGTCTGCTCACATCTCTGGGAATTATCAAAGGAGCGGGAACCGCCGCACAGGTTGCTGCCAATGCCGCTGGTAATGCCGCAGCCACGGCTGGTGGCCAGATGGCTGGTGCCGCTACTGGCGCTGGCGCGTTGACAACCGCTCTTGGTGCAGTTGCCGCAGCCGCTACTGGCGTTATCGCTGGCCTTGCGATTGTTGGCGTTGCATACGAAAAGACGGACAAGCAAATCACTGAAAACGCGAAAGAACAGGAGAAAATACGACAGACTGAGGTTCAAAATGCCCTCGATAGTTACAAGAAATTGTACTATACGAAGGGGCCAGAAATAGCGGCTTCATGGGCAGAAACCGTGTATGGCATTACAGGACTGACGGACAATCTGTATCAGAATGAAGTGCTCATACAGCAAAAGATAAACGGCTTGTATAAGGAAATGCCCAAAAATCTCTGGGATTCCTTGAAGCAGGAGTGGAATAAGTTCTTCGGGCCGAACGGCGAAGGATTCCTGGGGCTACTAAAAGCCGCGATTGTTGACCCGATAGCCAACATGGTCAAGTCAATCCATGATTGGGGCTTTGATCTCATTACCAGCTTCGGTAATGGGTTGAAACAGGCATGGGAAGGGGTCAAGAACTGGTTCAGCGGAGCATTGCAGTGGTTGAAGGACAGAATCCATTTTTCTGAACCTGACAAGGGGCCGTTGTCTGATTTCCATACCTACGCCCCTGATATGATGCGCACGTTTGCACAGGGCATCAGGGACAATGCTCATCTTGTAACCAAGGCCGCAGAGGACAGCTTCAATCTTCATCCATACATATCAGGCGGTGCGGCTGGGCAAGAGTTCACCGTGCCGAGGACAGGTGGCGCATCCTCCGTCCAAGCTGCAACCATGGAGATTGACCGGGCCGTGTTCGCAAGGCTGATCTTCAAGCTGTACAACGAGGAAGCCGGACGGGTCGGCGTGAATCTGGCGGGGGTGAATATCTGATGTTCAGCATAGACGGAATCACATGGGATGTGCCGTGCGATATAGAGCGCGAAGCAGAAATCACCGCCAGTGACATCAGCGGCCTGATGCTGGATAAGTCGTACTTCAATGACGTGCTGGGCACGTACATGAGCTACACCGTAAAGATCGCCGTGCCGCTGGATATGCGGGACGAGTACGCACAGATATACGAAGCTCTGACCAATCCCGTAGACGGACACCTGTTTGTGTTGCCGTACAACGATAGCACCATTGAGATCACCGCGAGGGTAGAAAGCGTATCGGACGTGTATGTGCGGCTTGCGGGAGGACAGGTCTACTGGAAGGGTATCGAGTTCACCTGTGTGGCGAACTACCCGACCAAAGCCATGACTCTGGGCGAGATGGTAGTGGCTGGTCGTGCTCCATTCCCGGACATTTCAGACCCGGAAATAGGCGATTCATACACCTATACAAATAGCGGATGGGTGCCGTCACCGACCTACGAGGACGCGGACAGCATCTACTATTAGGAGGGGCTTATGTATATCAAGGCATACACCTATGACGGGTTCCCGCATCTCATAGGGACGTACACCGAGATCACGGGCCTGTCGTTTGCCCCTTCCGCTGACCTTGCTGGTGCGTCCATCCCGATAAACGAGTTTCAAGTGGACATCCACACCGACGATACGATACCGATTGGCGGCTATGCCGAACTCTATGACGATCTGAATAACCTGTGGGCGCAATACTGGATTGTGTACGCTGAACACATCGACCAGCAGACGTTGAGACTGAGAGCGC